ATAGACATTTATATCTTGCTTATAATGGGCAACTACCGGATCAAAAAATTGGAGCAAAGACAGTTAGAATTTTTGATGCCGGAAGTGCTTTAGAAGTAAGAATGAAAAAATATTTTGAGAGAACTGGTATTTTTCTAGCTGCAGAGCAGACAGTTAAATTAGATATCCCATATATTTCAGGTAGGTATGACTTCTTGCTTAAACATGAAGAATATGGTAGAGTTATATTAGAATTAAAATCTATTAATGAAACAGGTTTCGATGGGTTAATAGATACCCCAAAGTCAGATCATCTGATTCAATTACAAATATATCTTAATTTAGCAGTAGTAGATCAAGGAATTGTATTATATGAGAATAAAAATGATCAGAAATTAAAAGCTTTTAAAGTTAGTAGAGATGAAAAGATGTGGGATCAAATTTTAGAGCGTTGCAGACGAATACAATCTATGCTTCCTTTAGAAGTTCCTGCTCAATGTACAGGTGAATTTTTCTGTTCGTGTAGGGAGGTAAAATGATAGAAGAAAAAGATACTAAGTGGACACCAATTAAAGCTTTAGGAAAGGCACAACGCCATATAGATGATTTAATGGTTCCCGCTTTAGGAAAAGATGTTATAAAAGAATATGGATTAGAATTTTCTAATTTAATGAATGAAGACAATCGTAAACTAGAAGAGTTTTTAACTGCTTATGGAGGATATAAAGCTTATCTTGAAATGCAGGTTTCAGAAGTATCCTCTAAAAAGAATGCTTTAGAAGCCGCTTTTGATGAAGGATATGCTACAGCTATCTTTAAATTAGCAGAAGAAAGAGAATCAGAAGGTAAAAAGAAATTAACTCGTGAGGAAGTTAGAGGGGCTGCAATGTCAACATATGCCCAACTTAGAGAATTAAAACGTGAAATTATAGAACAAGATGCTGTTTATACTAGAGTTACTGGGTTGTTGAGTGCCTATAAAGCAGCTTATGATGCAGTTTCTCGTATAGTAACACTTAGAACTTATGGAAATGATGGTGTAAAATATGGACAATAAGTATATTTACATGGGAGTGGATTGTTCCAGTAAAGCAATTCACAGTGTTTGGGTTGATAGTAGTGAAAATATAGTGTCTCAAAAGAAATGGGAGAGTAAAGAAAAAAATTTTGAGTCAAGATTCCTCGATTTTGGAGAGACTTTTTGGAATGATATTAGTAAAATAAAAGTAATACTAGATAAAGGTTCTACAATTAAAGCAACTGTAGAGTCTCCTATCTATATTCAAAATCCTAAAGCTACTATAGCAATTGCTTCTGTTACAGGATTAGTAAGATTTGCTTGTTTTTTAAATGATATAGCCTGTGAGTATTTAGATAATACTAAATGGAAGCGAGATATAATAGGTAAAGGAAATGCTTCAAAGATAGAGATTAAAGAATTTTCGATTAATAAATGGGGAGATGTATTCCCTGAACAAGATTATGCTGATGCAGCTTGCATTGCATTATGGAATAAAAGGAGGTTAGCAAATGGTTAGCGGAGGATTAAAAAAGATGGGGCCAGAGATTTCAATTAGCTTCAATAGTGGGGTAGAAGAAAAGAAAAGAAAGTATGAAGATACTTTTCCTGAAGCGTTGCCTGATATCGATGCTGTAAAAGAGAAATATGGTGTAGTAGTTTGGTGTAAGTATGTGAAGTGTAAGTATAACGCTGAAGTAAAAGATTTACAACGTACTTCAGGAACATTATTGAAAAATGCTTCATATAAGCCAATAGCAGAACAGGAAGCAATTTGGCCGTTTATTTGTACTCGTGGAGAGATAGCAATTAGATTTGATGAAATTAGAGGTCAGGGTGGAAGTAAAACTAAAGTTCCATCTTGTTTTACAGCTTCATCAAAGAGTGCCGGACATATTGATTTTAGTAAGTTTTTAAATTCTGATGGCTCACCTATTGGTGGAAACATCGATTCACAACATGTTTCTGATGCTGGTTATGGGGCATTAGATGCGGGTAGTATGTACGAAGGATAATAAATATGCCAAAAAGATTTCCTGAAGAAGTTAGACTAGGAGCTATGGAGCTTTATTTAAAAGGGGACAAATCAGCAAAAGATATTGCTAATGTTGTCTCAAAACAATATGATGTTGATGTAACAGCATCTACTATTTATTCGTGGGCAAGGGCATTAAATTGGAACGAAACAAAAGCGGTTGCTAAGACGGATGCTATAACAGCTGTCCAAGAAAAAGAAAGTAATCGTTTTGCTAGGTTACAAGATGAGCATTTGGACACGTATGAAAAGTTAAGACATAAAGCAGAACATGAGTTAGATGGTTTAAATTTTACTCGTGCTTTCGATGCTGCAAAAGCAATGGATATTGGTATACAAGGTGAACGTAAAGTAATGGAGGGATTAATTAATTTGCAATTTGTTCAAGATATTTTAAGTGTTCTAGTGGAAGAAGTAAAAGATGCCGATGCTCTTAAGCGTATATCATTACGATTAAAGGGTCTTGTGCAGAGTAGGGCTACAGATGGTCAATAAGAATTCTGAAGTTACTACATTTGCTAAAGCTTTTGATGTTTTAGCTAACGGATTACAATCTCATCAAGCTATTAATGCTGGGAGTTTTTGGGAATTTGTTAGAGATATATGGTCAGCAGGTTTCGATAACCCGGAATACTTTAGAGCGTGGCATATAGGAGTCATTGCAGAGGACATAGAACGCTGTTTACAGGAAGAAAAAAACTATGTGGCTGTCTTACCTAGGTTTCATTTTAAATCAACGATCTTAGGTCACGCCTTTAGTATATGGAGATTATTACAAAGTACTCGTGATCAGTCTGTATTGTATCTATCTTATAGCGATGGAATGGCCAAATACCATATTAGTGAGATTAATAAAACCATTAATAGAAATCCTATATTAAAAGAGTGGTTTAAAAATAAAGCTCCTAGAGCAGACTTCTCATTTAGATATTCTGTTAATAATAAGCCTGTTGAAATAATGCATGGTGGTCTATTCTCATTTAAAAGAGGTATGCATGTTAATGGAGCATTAATTGCTGATGACGTACTACGTGATCCTGAGAATCCATTAAATGCTGCACAGCTTTCTAAGGTAGAAGATCATTTTCTTACAGAAAGTTTGTTTATTCCTTTAAAGGGTGTACCTACAATCGTGTTGGGTACTCCTATGATGCCGGGTGACCTCTTGACAAAACTGCAAAAAGATGATAGATTTATTAGTAGAGTTTTACCAGCCTTAGACCCAGCACCAGACAGGCGAGTTTTGATGCCTGAATTGTATAATGAAGAATGGTTGTTACAACAACAAGCGGCTAGACCAAAATCATTCGCTTCAGAATTTATGTTGATTCCACATTTTTCAACGGAAGCATATTTTGAAGGGGAGGATATAGATAAATGTGAGGATAAAAATTTAAGAAGTTTTCCGGCTACAAAAAAATATGAACTCGAATCAGACGAAGAATTATTTGCAGGATTTGATATAGGAAAGAAAAGACACCCATCACATTTAGTGATTTTTAAAAAGAAAGGATCAAAAATAGAACAGATTCATCAATCATGGTTAGATGGATGGAGTTATTCAGATCAAGTAGAATATTTAAATGAGGTAGCACAAAATTTTAAAATTACGAAAGGATATATAGACAATACACGAGGCGAATTAGAAGATAGGGGATTAGACCGAACATGGTATCCTATGCACTTTACATTAAAGGCAAAGAATACAATGGCTCAAATTTTTGAGACATATGTACATTCAGGTAACCTATCTATATTAAAAGATGAACGACAACGACAACAGATATTATCAGTTAATAATGAATTGAAGGCTCCAGAAACTCCTATGGGTCATGGAGATGCTTTCTTTTCAATTGCAATGGCATTACAAGCCTTGCACGAAACGACACAACAACAATATACAACACTAGGAAGTTTAACAGATTGGGTAGATGCTGTATCTCCTGATGAAGAGGCTGAACGGAATATTAATATATCAATTTCTGATACAATACGTAAGAAAGCCAAAACGTCTGAGAATGGAGTAGACGATTTACAGAATAAAGATGTAGAAACGCCGTCAGGTTTTAGTCTGGTATGGGATGCAGTTAATAATGACCAAGGTGAGTTAAAAGCGCCGAATCCTCAGTGTACTGAATTTGTATGTACGGAAGAATTTTGGGTTCCAGAGAGAAAGTTGTGTTTATATTGCGGATTTAGAGGACAATAAATTAAATTATTTGAGGAGGATACTTTATGGTTATTACAGCGACACACGGAAAAATTACATTATCACCACAATCAGAGGTGGTAGCGAAGAAACGATATTATTTAAAGGAGGCTAACGGCAAAATAAAAGAAGATGCTGCTAGTTTATTTAGGCGTGTCGCTAAAGCAATTGCATCTGTAGAACCTATGTATGGCGCTCTTGATATAGAAAAAGATTTGTCTGAATCAGATTTTTTTGATATTATGGCAAATTTAGAATTTATACCTAACTCACCTACTCTTATGAATGCGGGAACTGAGCAAGGTACATTATCAGCTTGTTTTGTGTTGCCGTTAGATGATTCCATGGAAGGTATAATGAAAGCGTGTCATGATGCTGCTATGGTACAGAAATTTGGTGGAGGTACAGGATTTTCCCTGTCTAATATTAGACCTAAAGGTTCTAAAATACAAACCACACATGGTATTGCTTGTGGCCCCATCGAGGTTCTGAAAACTTTAAGTCGTGTATCCTCAATGATAACTCAAGGAGGTAAACGTGATGGAGCGAATATGGCAATCATGTCTGTATATCATCCTGACATATTGGAATTTATTAGCTGTAAATCTACTGAGGGGGATATTCATAATTTTAATATTTCTGTTGGGGTTGATTCAGAATGGATGAGGTATGTAGAATCTGATTTAGAGTACCCATTAATTAATCCACACAATAATTCTATTTCTGGACATTTAAAAGCTAAAGAAGTTTTTAATAAAATTATTGAGGGGGCGTGGGCAAATGGAGAACCCGGTATGGTTTTCTTGGATAGAATAAATAAAGATAATCATGTTACAGAACAATACGGTGATATGATTGCTACTAATCCATGTGGTGAACAACCATTACTTGGAAACGAAAGTTGTAATCTTGGTTCCATTAATTTAGCTACATTCTTTAGAAATAACGATATACAAACTGGTGAAGAACCATGGAAGAAACAAATTGATTGGCAACGATTGGAAAAAGTTACTCGTGTTGCAACACGCTTTCTCGATAATGTAATTGATGCTAATGAATATGCAACTCCTGAAATTGAAGAGATGACTAAAGCTACACGTAAAATCGGTCTAGGTATTATGGGTTTTGCTGATCTACTTATTCAATTACGTATTGCATATAATTCAGAACGTGCTAGAGAAGTTGCTAATGAAATTATGAAAAATATTAAAGATTGGTCAGATCATGAATCTTTAGAATTAGGTGTTATGAGAGGAACATTTCCTGCATGGGAAAAAAGTTCTTTTAATCATATAACCGAAGCTTATAGAAATCATTGTCGTTTAACTGTAGCTCCTACTGGAACTATATCTATGATTGCAGATACTTCTAGTGGTGTAGAACCTACATTTGCTTTGGCATGGAAAAAACAAAATATATTAGAGGGACAAACTTTGACTTATGTTAATAAATATTTTGAGAGGGATGCTAAAGAGCATGGATTTTATTCTGAAGGTTTAATGGATTATCTCGCAGAAGGGGGAGTGTTAAAAGATGCTCCAGCACATTACAATGTTCCTCTATGGATAAAGGGTCTTTATATTACAGCCCCTGAGATTTCACCAGAAGATCATGTGTTAATGCAAGCAGCATTCCAAAAGCATGTAGATAGTGGTATATCAAAGACTATTAATTTTGATAACAGTGCTACTGTTGAAGATGTTGAAGAAGCTTATAAATTAGCGTGGAAAACGGATTGTAAAGGAATTACTGTATATAGAGCGGGGAGTAGGGAAAAAGAAGTATTAGTTAAAGGAACTAAAACAGAAGAAGTCATAGAAGACTGTTGCGATAAACCACAAATTATTATGCAGGACGGTTGTCAATCTTGTAAAAACTGTGGTTGGAGCGCATGTTTAGTGGCTTAAGATAGTATAATATACTAATACGGCTTTGAAAGGAGGGCCTCATGAACATATTTAAACAACTTATTAAGGGGATTTGTCCTTCGTTATCGACTGTTGTAAAGGCTATGAAATACATAACTGCAGTATTATTAATTATTATAGGTACTCTAGGTTTAGTAGTATCTTATATTGATCCAATGCCTTATGTAGCTTCAGTATTTGCATTTACAGCTGTAGAAGGTTCTATGGCTACTACGACCCCTATTCAGTTAACGAGTACCATAGTTAATATTGATCAAGCATCTGTACAGAATAGTCTAGCCTTTTTGAATACTAATATTATTTATACAGTCGCTATTTCGTCTGCAATGATTCTATTAGGAATAGTGTTATCTTTAAAAAATATTAAGACTACACCAATGGCTATTATAAGATTACCTATAAAAACATATAGAGTAGCGGTTAGAGGAAGAAATTGGTTACTAGCTAAAATAACTTATTTGAATGAGGAATCAGCTAAGTGGAAAATGACTTTTAAAATTATGATGTCTCCATATTCTTTATTAAGGACATTAGGTTTTAGTCCACAAATGGCGGTTGGTTTACTCTTTGCTGGGTCTACTGTAGGTACTGGTGTCGTAGTTAATGAAACAGTTTTAGCTGATAGGTCATTTAAAAATGGGGACGCTGGAGTATATGCTGCTCCAACAGACGCACCCTCTGCTAAACTAGAAGAAATGTTGGCGTTTAGAAAAGAAAATAAAGAAGACAACACGTTAAGGATTGTATTAGGTGTTGTACCTGTTAGAGAGATAAGAATTGAGAACGTATCGGTAGGTACAGTTTATTCTAATTCAGCTTTACCATCCTCTACTTCTCATACTTCTGCTAATGGCACGGTAGCTACTACAACTGCTGTATTAATTGGTGGTACTGTAGTAGGTGGTGGTGGTACTGCTACTTACCTAGAGATAGGTGAAATGATTCTTGAAAAATCTAGATGTTCACAATTGTATTTTGATAATACTACTGCTCATACTATAAATGTTATTGGAAACGCCAGTGATGGACAATCCATAAATCAAAGTCCCGGTACTTCTCGTATGAGGGCAATTGGTGGTGGTCATCATCAGGCAGAGGCAATGGTAACTTCGGGAGGTTCATATGACAGAATCCATATAGATGCTCCTACAAGTGCTGTTAATGGAAAAATAGGTAAGTTACATCTAAGTAATTTATATACCGAAGGTGGAGCTTGTGTATTTGACCGAATGAAAATAGGAACTTTAACGATCTCTTTAAATGAGATAGGCGTTAATAACGGA